TACCTGCTAACTTTAGATGATCGCTATACAATGGAGCTTCTGTAGCAAATACTTTGGTAATATGCTTATCTAACAGCGGCTTTAAGTTTTTAAGTGATTGTTGTATGTGAGGTAGATAGTCGGTTGTATCTTCATTATGTAAATATTTTTCTATTATCTCATGTACTAATGTACCTCGATTTGCAGCTTGTGTACCGATCTGATTAGCTTTTTCTGTACCAACCTTTTTTCTCCATGCTGCTATCTTTTCTTCGTGTATTATACTCAATACTGTAGTAACAGAAGGATAAGCGTTACCGTCAACAGTAACATAGCGACGACCATCTGCGTGTTCAGCGCGATCCAAGTTATCGTATCCCATATCAATTTTTTCATGTATAAACTCCATATCAAACCTTTATTGTATTACCCTTTCCAGATGCTTTTTTGATTTCTTTAAGATGATCTTTCCAACCATCAGATGTTTTACTTAGTAATGATCCTGAACCACCAATAACTGTAGGTGTTACTAACATTTGAACTAAGTTGTGATCTTCTTCAAGCATTTTTTGTAGTTCTGTATAGGTACAAAATACGTCAAAGCTTTTCTTTGTTTTGATATTACGCAGCGTGTAAGTCGGCATTTTGGTATCCTTTCCACCAGTCTGGAGCTTGTCTACGCCATTCCCATTTAGCAAATGGTTTGGCTGCATGATAATAGTTACGATAAGCTTTTACTGCATCACCAGGTACTTTACAATCTGGAAAATGACTCATAGCTTGTGCAAATTCTGTCAATGGTCCTCGAGATATATTCCTAGGTGGTGCTGCAAGTAGCATACCAAGGAGATCCCATGTTTTGTGTATCTTTCCTCGTCTGTATTCATATTCTTCTGACATGGCTGTAAAATGACAATAATGCCATCGATAGTTATCTTCTGATTCTGTAGTCCATGTAGTACATGGATGATACTTATGTACAGCAAGATAGTATAGTTTATCTCGTACATCACCAAAAGAATAGTATGTTTGCATAGTTTTACCAGACTTTGATCTTCGTTTTTCTGGTGTACCGTCAAGGAGTCTATGCGCTGTACTTAACATCTGCGCAGACTCGACTATCATTTTTGGTATATGTTTATCGCATAGCATTTGTGCTGCTATAGTTGGGTTTTTATCCAAAACAAATATGTTCATATATCAGATCCTCCATTGCTCAACTTTATGGCTGCTCGTATCTGATTTTCTGTGGTGCAAACTACCTTATGTATATCTCTGTGACCTACATCAAGTATTAACTTCTTAACAAAGAGATCGATTTGTTGTTTATCATTAGCTGCATACATACACTCAGCCTTAGTTTTGAAAGAAGGCTTTTCGAAGACATAACTATCTTGTGTACCATCAGCATATACACCAACAAAAAATACTACAATTAACCAATTCATGATTAATTATACCATACATTATTTAGAAAGTAAACCATTAAATGCTTCTTCTGCTAACTTTTTTGTTATACCCTTTGGAGACTTCTTTGCAATCATATTAAGAACAACTAATGCGTCATCTGGGTGTATGCCTTCTAATAATCCTATGAAAAGACTTTCTCTTTTCGGTGGACTTAACTTATCACCAGGTCCACCTTCGAAGAAGTATCTAAATTGAACGTTCTGTCTTAGAAGATTTGTAGGCGCGCTCTCAGGCCTTGATGCTCTATAAGGCGGTTTACCTGGAGGTAGATTCCACTTAAAGGCTTCATTAAATGTTCCATTTAAAATATCCTTTAAAGCCCATGATTCGTGTTGTCTTAATAACTTTATCTTTTCTTCTTTAGTCTTTGCTGCCGCAACTTTATCTAATACTTCAAATACAAATAAATCTAATTGATTAACTGCCATAATTATTTCCTTCTTATATGCTTTGAGTGTATCTTACACCCAATAAACTCATTGTAGTAATCATCTCTCAATAAAACATCATTATCAAACTGAAGCTTTGCTTCGTAGTATGACATCTCTCCTTTAGTCTTACATAACCTTAAAATTATTCTTTCAAAGAATAACTCGTCATTTGCCTCTGCGAGGAGCTGCAGCTCTTTGTTTGAGCTATAGTATGTTTTCCAATCTGACTCAACCCGAGTACGTACTCGACGAGATCTTTTAGAATTTTTAGGGAGGATCTTGGGTTTCCAAAAGTTTTTCTTACCAATATATCGCTTATTATTATACAGATCAACGATCTCATAAACAAAGCCTTGATAATCTTCAGGAGTTTCTTCGAATAATTTATCATCATAAAACCATGCCATATAGTTATATATTAAGGGCCACCACAGTTGCCACTGCAGCTATCATGAGTTCTATGCCTACAGTATCAGCCATTACTTTAAGTAGTATTATTTCCATTTATTTGTAATATGGATTCTTTGGATCTGCATCTGCAGTTTTATCTGGCCACCAATCCAATTCATATTTTTTACCAGTAGAAAACATCTTCCTCATACCAAGTATTCTCTTTTCATATTCTTTTTTCGAAGGCTTAATTCTTTTAGATACAACATCTAAACAATAATTTAGTGTTGTAGCATTAGCCGTTATTGATCCGCATCTCGCTCCGACCTCACCTTTCAAGAAATCAATCATAATACTTCCACTCGATTCCGCTAATGGTGTAGCCATTTCTTCTGGTACTTGCAAATCGATATAACAATATATGAAATCATAGTGTGGAGATGGTGAAGCATGTAAGATATGTTCGTCCTTAATAACTATCCTTTTAAAACCATCTTTACTATACCAAATAACCTGACTATCTGTCATCTCATCGGGTTTACCAAAAGTTTTTTCTAAATGTTGTGAATACTTTACTGGCTCTTCGTTTTTCCAGTTTGTATAAGATTCTTTTAAATATTTTCTAAATGAGATCATGGTAATACTCCTGAGGCTATTTATACATTATCGATATAGTAACCTAATCTTAAATCAGATAAATGTCCGTCTGCCTGATATTTAAATGATTCTGAGTGCATGTTTCCTACAAATTGTAGATGTTCTAGATCTTTGTAATTATCGCCTTGCCAAACTGGATAAACTTTAGAACCTACGTTAAGATCCCATATGTGATCGTTACCGCTTCTTAAATGTACTTCTATAATCTTATCATCTTTGCTTTCAATGTTTAAGTATCTTTCAGTTTCTATAGAATGTAACCAATCTGGTAATTCAAACTGTGGTTCTATTACTTCCCAATGTTTGAATTTTACAAGATTGTCTTCACCATGATGATAACCTACCATTGCGCTAAAAGGAACCCATTGGCCATCTTGTTTCATAAAATCAATACTATGATGTGTTCCATCAATCCATTCACACCAAAAATATCCAGGAGGAATATGTCTGTGATGTATCATATCACTACCATGTTTATCAGGATCTAAGTATTTTTTATGAGCACCTATTCCCATACCATATAAATTATATGTTGGTCGTATTATGTAGTTGCCAGCTTTTGTTATAGGAACACCAGCCGGACCACACTCATATCCGAGTTTCATAGAAACTTCAAGCTTATTAAACAACCATCTGTATTGTGGATAAGCATCCCAACATTGAAAATCTTCTTCTGACTTGTACTCTTTATGCCAAGAAGAATCAAACTCCATAAAAATATCAGTCGTAGTCATCGTGTCCTAAATCATCATCATGCATTTTACTTTCGGCTTCACTTCTTCTTCCACACATTGGACAATATTCTGGAATAGAATCAGCAGTTATTGTTGTGTGTTCTCCACACTCAAAACATTCTATAAAATATTCATCCATTAGTGAATTCCGCGATTCGTTCTTCTAACTGCTGATAACCACCAATGTACTCTTCAGTAAATATTGCTGGAACCGTACGTATGTTTGGGAACTTATTGCGGAATTCTTCCCTATCAATATCTTGTCCTATAACTACTTCATTATAGTCAATGCCATGATGTCCTAACAATGTTTTAGCCATAAGACAATAACCACATGGAGGTTCATTACGAGTGTACACTGTAAGTTTTTTCATTAGATTTCTTTAAGTAGTTTCTTAAATTTCTTCTTACTCTTGCCACGCATTTTCATTTTCTTTATAGCATCAATATTAGAAGTATCATCACCTACGACAACAAGTGCAATCATACCCATAGTGGCATGAGGTGTGCACTGGTACAAATAAACACCTGGAACATCAAATGTTATGGCGACTTCTGCATTGTTTTTACTTTTCTTTGGAATATCCCAACCATCTGGTCCTGCAATGAACTGTACATTGTGACCCTTTGATTTTGGTAACCAGGTAATGGTATCGCCTACATCAATGCGAGAGATGCTTTCGCTGTATACCATTTTTTCTTTACCAAGTTTATTTAACATTTCAACGGTAATATCATCAGCTTTAGCAGCCATGATAAACATTGGAGTGGCCATTATCAGACCAATAAGTGCTCCAACTATTCTCCATTTCCATGCGAACAATGTGTTGTCAAATTTTGTCATTTATTTTCCTTCTTTTATATTTCACAACCGCCTGCAGTGCAGGCAAGTTCTTGCGCGCCAATTGTCATATCTTGAGTTTCATATTGGGCGAGTTGAGACCAATCAATGTCTTTTGGCATTTTATTTAACAGATCTTTATATTGATCTTCGCTACAATCTTGATATGGTGCTTGTCTATATGTATGATCACTAAACGGAAGAAATGATACACCAGACATCCAATCAAAATGCTTATAGACCCAAGAACCTACTTCCATCCATTCAGATTCTTTAACCGATATTGTCACTGAAGGTTTATGTTCGCACCAATGTTTTTGATACATCAACCAATGCTCGAGCTGTTCTATAGCTGACATATCTGTTCTAAATATAGCTTTCTTATCAACCTTCATAGGAAATGAAAATACTGCTGTATGATTTGGATTCATAACATCATCTTCAATTGGAAAACCTGCAGTTTCCATATACATTGTAAGTGGATCTTTCTTATCACCACGTACAGTTCTGATATAATATGGATTATGTCTTGCGTGAATACCTGAAGCAGCATCTGTTAATTGTGACACTGTTCCGCTTGGCTTGACGCATGTGATAGCAGCAGATTCAGGAATACCTATTTCTCTTGAAAGTACATAGTTTGTATCCACTGCTTTTTGCTTAAGTTCTTTTAAAAGATTTTCAAGATCTTTATTCTTTGGACTTGTTAGCGGTGAATCCATAATACCAGTTAATGATACACCCAATAGTCTTTCTTCTTCACAATTATTCTTCCAATGTTTTGATACATATTTAAAGTTTGTGAGTGTAGATTGCATGGTTCCGAGTATGGTTGCTAATTCTACTTTTTCTAATAATGATTGTTTTGTGTCATTCGCTCTGATGACTACTTCAGATAGGTTACAAAATTCTCTATCTCTTAGGATAATCTCTGAACATGGATTGGTACCATAATCGTATCCTTCTGTTTTTCTTCTACCGTTTCTTTTTGCTTGTTCTGTTGCAGAAGCTCTATTAAATATTCCTCTTTCTCCCGATTTCGAATCGTATAACGACTTCCATTCGTCCATAAAAATGCCAATATCTGGTTTTTCCGAATAGGCTGCCGAATTATTTGCGAGAGCTCTTTGACCGTTATGCTCCCACCACTGACCAGCTTTTGCATGTCTCATACGATCATCTGATAAGTTCGATAACGATATCAACGCTGATCTTCTTACACCACCTACAACTACAATTGCAGCAATCTTACACACGATATCATGGCACTCTATAGATGATAGTTTTCTACCAGGTGCATTTCTCATTGTTTCTACTACAAACTTAAATAAACTATCGAGCGGTTCTGGCCCAGAAGCTCTTCCACCGAAAGTTTTTAATGGTTCACCTGCAGGTCTTACTTTAGATAAATCCCACCGCGGGATTTGACCTGAATATAACATAGCTACAAGTTCTTTAAGACCTTTAGCCCAACCTAACTTTGAATCTGCAACTTGGATAACTGTGTCTGTTTCAAAGAACTCTTCAGCAACTACTGGAAGCTGTGATACTTCTTGTCGTTCTACTGAGAAACCTACACCAGTTCCATTCATCAACACATATAATATTTCGTCGAAAGCTTGTACTCTGTTAACAGCTACATATGAGCAGTTATATCCTGCAATGTTCTCTCTTTTAAGAGCTTCTCCTGCAGTCATCAGACATCTCATTGATGGCATGATTTGACAATCTAATACTGCTTCTTCTAATCTTGTTCTTAATTTTGGATCTAATTTCCATTTATGCATCTCCATAAGATGCTCTTCAAAATAATTAAAATATCTTTCAATAGTCTCGCTCCAAGTTTCTCTTCTGCCTTTATCTGGTAGCCATCTTGAGTACCTTGACAGGTGGATAAATTCTTGATATGGGGTTGGTAAATGATTGTTACGACTAACTGATGGCATTAGTTACCTCTTACGATAATGGGTTGATTTTCTATTGGTGATATCTAGTATGTATACATATATGATATACTAGATGAAGCTTATGTGCGAAAAAAAATATATTTTTTAGAAATATT